AGATGGATCAGGTGCTCAATGTACTATTTCTATTGACGCCAATTCTCAAGTAAGTTCAGTTGTAGTATCGAATCAGGGTTCTGGATATTCTTATGGAAGTGTTGATTTAATTGCCGGTGGTGTGCCAACAGGAACGACTAGACCTACATTTGATGTAATAATGTCTCCACAAGGTGGTCACGGTGCTGACATTTACAGAGAACTTGGTGCATATAATGTCTTGATGTATTCAAGAATTGAAAATGATAATCAAAATCCAGATTTTATTACAGGAAATGAAATTGCAAGAATAGGTATTGTTGAAAATCCTGAACAATTTGGATCAACATCATTACTCTCTGCAGATAAAGCAAGTGCAACAGGTGCTCTTAAACTTGTTGGAACTGGATATAGCACTGCAACTTTTACAGCAGACTCTTATTTTACACAAACGATTTCTACTGGCACTACTGCTGTTGCAAGAGTAATAAGTTATAATCAAACAACAGGTGTTCTGAAATATTGGCAAGACAGGTCAGTTGCAGGATTTAATACGGTTGGAACTGCAAACACACAACCTACTTATGGATTTGAATTACAAGATTTTACTGCTTTTCCAGGAACTGGAGGATCATTAACAATTGTTCCTTCATCAGGACAAAATTTGACCATTGACGATTCTTTCTCAGGTATTTCTACCGTAATAAATAATCGTACATACTATCTTGGTCAAAGTTTTAGTAGTGGTCTTGCAGATCCAGAGGTCAAAAAACATTCTGGAAATATTATTTACGTTGACAATCGACCATCAATTACAAGGTCAGTGAACCAAAAGGAAGACATAAAAGTTATTTTGCAGTTCTAAAGAATTATGCCTCAACAAACGAACCTCAACGTAGCTCCATACTTTGACGATTTTGATCCAGCGAATGATTATCATAAGGTATTATTCAAACCTGGATTTCCAATTCAAGCTAGGGAACTAACAAATTTACAATCAATTCTGCAGAATCAAATTGAAAGATTTGGTCAGCACTTTTTCAAAGAAGGTGCAAAGGTAATTCCCGGAAATACTGGATATAGTCAGTCATATTATTGTGTGCAATTACAGAATAACTTTCAAGGAGTTCCTGTGTCTGCATACGCAGATCAACTAGTTGGCACTAAAATTACTGGACAATCATCGGGAGTTAGTGCGTATGTTGATAGCATTCTTCTTCCAGAAAATTCTGACAACGGAAATCTTACACTTTATATAAATTATTTAAATTCTAGCACTGCAAATAATTCTACTCAACAGTTTACTGATGGTGAGTTACTGTCATGTAATGAAATAATAACCTCTGGATTATTGGGTAATTCAACTATAGTTGCTGGCACACCTTTTGCAGCTGCACTTGCAACTGGTGCTAATGCAGTTGGTTCATCATTCCAGATAGAAGAGGGTGTTTATTTTGTTAGAGGAAATTTTGTTAATGTCGCTAGAGAAACATTAATTCTTGATCAATATTCCAATACTCCAAACTATAGGATTGGTCTCTTTATTAATGAAGAGATCATTACCTCTGACTTGGATGAAACACTTAACGACAATTCTCAAGGATTTAATAATTACTCAGCACCAGGTGCAGATCGTTTAAAGATTACTTTAAGTCTTTTTAAAAAAGGTCTTGATAATTTTAATGATGATAATTTTATTGAGCTCGGCACTGTTGTTGATGGTGTTTTAAAAACAAAATTAAAGAAAGGAGTTTTTGGAACCGGTTCTTCAGGTAATAGTAATTTTGATGATGTATTAGCAAGAAGAACTTTTGATGAGTCTGGTAATTACTATGTAAAACCTTTTGACGTAACTCCATTAAATTCACTGAATGATAATATTGGTAATGGAGGAATTTTTCAAGAAGGACAATTTACTCCAGGAGGGATTCCTGCATCTGAAGAATTAGCACTCTATAAAATTTCACCTGGTAAGGCATATGTAAAAGGTTATGAAATTGAAAGTCTGAATGCTGTTTATATTGATGTTCAAAAACCAAGAACAACTAGAACTTTAGAAAATCAAAATATAATTTATAATACTGGACCAACTCTTAACGTAAATAGAGTTCATAGATCTCCAAGTGTTGGATTTGGAACTTATTTTGTAAGTCTTAGAGATCAAAGAGTTGGATCTGATCAAGAATCTGCTCCCGGTAAAGAAATTGGATTGGCTAGAGTATATGATTTTAAATTAGAATCTGGATCGTATGATGCAACTAATTCTAATCTTAATGAATGGAATTTAGCACTCTATGATGTTCAAACTACTGTTGATTTGTCTCTTAATAGAGCAGAAACTTTAAATATTCCAACATTTGTAAAAGGTGCAAATAGTGGTGCTACAGGTTTCTTAAGATATCCAGTCTCTGCAGGAACAGCAGTTACCGTTTATGAAACTGAAGGAAGTTTTATTCCAAATGAAGCATTAATCTTTAATGGCATTCAAAATGGAAGAACAGCAATTGCTGTTACTGAACATGGTATTTCTGATGTTAAATCTATTTACGGTACAAATAATGGAGTAATCGGAGTCAATACATTTAGTGCCGATATTGTCCAAAAATCAAGATTTAGTGTAGGTATTGCAACTGTCAGTCCTTTATCTGGAGGCATTAGCACTGTTACACCTAGAAATTCTCTATTCCCAGGTAACCTAATTAAAGAAAATGATATCGTTGAATATACTGACACCACTGCTGGATTACTAACTATAGATCCTATTTTTGCGCGTGTTGTCAGTGTAGGAGCTTCAGACTTTACCGTTGCTGCAACAACATCTGTTGCAGGAATTTCAAGTGGTTTTCTTCCATCATCTAATTTAAGTGTCACTGACTTAAAAGTACTAACTACAGAATTATCATCAGTTTCGGATAATACTTTATATACACCACTTGCTAAATATAACATTTCAAATGTTGATTTAACAGACGCTTCATTAACGATTAGAAAAACATTTATCGTCAATATTTCTAGTAATCAACTTTCTACACAAATTGAAGCAGGAACTAATGAAACATTTCTTGCATTTGATGAGGAAAGATATTTGCTTACCAGGTCTGATGGTGGAACAGAAACTTTAACTTCAGATAAATTTGATATTGGTGCCGATGGAACTACTCTGCAAATTAGAAACTTAGGTTCTAATGATACTGGTGCAACTCTTGTTGCCACTTTAAAAAAATTAAAACCCAAAGCAAAAGTTAAAATCAAGAATAGAGTCAATTCTGTTATTGTTGATAAATCAAAACTTCAAGGTTCTGGTATTGGATCAACAACTCTCAATAATGGATTGACATATGGAAATTATCCATTTGGAACTAGAGTTGAAGATGAGGTAATCTCACTAAATGTTCCTGATGTTCTTGAAATTCATGGAATTTATGAATCAGCAGGAACTGAAGCACCCTCTGCTCCTTTAATGACTCTTAATACTATTAATAGTGCATCCACAACTACAGAAGAATTTTTAATTGGTGAGATAATTATTGGTCAGACAAGTGGTGCAGTTGCAATAGTCGCAGTTAAATCAAATAATACAACAATTGAATACATTTCAAAAAATGAATTTGTATTCATAGAGGGTGAAACAATTGAGTCTCAAGAATCATCTGTTAGGGCAATAGTTTCAAGCCTTTCGACACCAAGTTTTAATATTTCCTCAAATTATAAGTTTAGATCAGGTCAAGAGGGAACTTTCTATGATGTTGGTTCTATCAAGAGAAATGCAGATTCTGTCTCACCATCTAAACAACTAAAAATATACTTTAAGAGTGCATTTTTTAATAGCACTGATGATGGTGATATTACAACAGTTAACTCCTACAATCAATTTGATTATTCTACAAAAGAAATTAAACTAGTTGATGATAGAAGAGTAACAGATATTATTGATATAAGACCAAGAGTTTCGGATTACACAGTATCCGAATCTGTTAGATCTCCACTGGAATTTTTAGGAAGATCATTTGATAATTCAGGACAAACTGCAGCAAATCCATTAGCCTCGGATGAGTCAATTCTTGCGGATGTTTCATATTATCAAGGAAGAATTGATAGAGTATTCTTGACTAAAGATGGTAGATTCCAAGTAATATATGGAACACCATCAGACGATCCTCAAAGACCGGAAGCAGTTGATGATGCAATAGAAATTTGTACTGTAGAACTTCCAGCTTATCTCTACACTCCAGGAAATGCAAGATTGTCTTTCTTAGAGCATAAAAGATATCGTATGCAGGATATCAAAAAACTTGAAAATAGAATTAGAGGTCTTGAATACTATACATCCTTATCTCTCCTTGAAAAAGAAACTGCAAATCTTTTTGTTGCTGATTCTGATGGTTTCAACAGATTTAAGTCCGGTTTCTTTGTAGATAATTTCTCTGATTTCATACCACAAGAACAAACAGTAGATATTAAAAATTCAATTGATAGAAAGGTTAATGCTTTAAGACCTAAACACTATACTAATTCTGTAGATCTTATTTTTGGACCGGTTGTAGATCCTGATACAAATGAAGATCCAAATTTTGCTGCCATTGAAGGTAATAATGTAAGAAAATCAAATGATGTTGTAACACTTGATTATTCTGAAGTAGAGTTTAT